TTCAAGAAAATAAAGACAAACTGCCAGAGCCATATACTGCGTGGGCTGATGTTCATAGAGGACTATCTCCCATGATACAAAAACAATCTGATGAATTGGGAAAACTTGAGGCGTCTGGCATAAATGTGGAAAACACAACTGTGGGCGCACCAATGCTTGAAAGCACAGATGCGTGGCTCGACATGGTTCTTCGCAGGCAGTTAAATGATGCTATCGCAAGTGGTGCAGATTATCTAACGCTGCCAAACCCACAAATGGTTAAAGACTACACGGGTGGAGACTTTGAGGGACACAGGCAGTTTTATGGAAATATCGCGCCGAAAAACTTAATGAATATTGTAAAGCCTGCTGACCCAACGGCAGATTTTGTTCCCTTGAGAATGGTAACAGGTAAGCAGCCAGAAGATGTGCTGGGCCTGCCACTGACAAAAGATTTAATGCTTGGCCTTCGCAAAATGGGTATGCCAAAGTATGTGGTGCCGTTTGGGGGCGTTGGCCTTGGTACATTGGGGGCAGTTACCGAAGATGAAGAGATGGCAACAGGAGGTGGCTTGTAATGGCTAGGGCGGCAGTAAAAAGAGTGGCGCAGGCAGAAATTAGAGCGGCCAAGAAGTTTCTGGAGCGGCGTGGGCTGAAATCCGACGATGTATCGCCACGCAAGTTTGCAATGGCGGCAAAAGAACTGGACAAGGGTTTTGCTGATACCCTAAAAATATTGGCAAGAGAATTGTCTGGAGGACAGGTCTGATGGCTGACGAGTTTTATAAGAAATTTGGCTTTGAAAAACCCACCGAAATGTATGGTGGAGAAAACGCTGCATTTGAGGCAGTGCCAAATTTAGACCCGACCCGCGACAGAGCCGTTTCATATTTGGAAGAATACTTTCCAAAGCAGGCTGGCAACATTGTTGGCGGTGAGGGCCGTGGTTTTATGGATATGGGTTACATTGATATGACTGGTATTGGTGACGCTATGGACGTTTACGATGCTGGCGGTAGATTAGTGGATGCATATAAGACCGACAATTACACGGCGCGTGATGACGCTATGATTGGTCGCTTACCCTTCGCCTCTCAATTGGCGCTTATGCTAACAAAAGATACAGATGCAGTTCGTCCTATTGTCGGTGATTATTACGACAACAAAGCAGAGCCAATGACCTATCTGACTGGAATGGCGGCGGCTGGCCCTATTATAGTGGGGCTAGGTGGGGCAGCAATGAAGTTTTTAAAAAGACAATTCAACAAACTGGACAATGTAATGGAGCCGTCCAGCATGGACTTGCAAATGGATACGGCAAGAGACAGCTTGATGGCAAGACGGCCCACAGGCGATCAGGGCGATCCTGTCGGTGCGTTGGGACAGTTTGATGGCAAAACATCAACAGAAACGCTCACTCCAGAAAAACGCCGAATAGAAGAATTAGTTTATGGCGAGTTTGACCCACCCATGACAGCCGCAGAACGCGCAAGGCTGATGGAAATGCAAAACCCCGTTGGCAATTACGATGAATAGAGCCAGCTTTCCCTCACTGATGAAAGGAAAAAAAATGAAATATGGTAAAAAGAAAACTGCAAAGGTTGTAAAAAAGAAAAAAAAGAATAAAAAGAAATCAATGAAAAGGGGATACTGATGACAGACAATAAAGATGTAACGGTACACGTCACAGGCGTCTCCATGTCGGGAGGCGTTAAGAATGACAATAAGCGATCTGCTCCAGCAGATCAGAAACAATCTGGAAAAGAGACGGCTTGAAATAGCTGACAGTATGCTTCGGGGTCGAATGTCTGACTTTGAAGCATATCACAAAAACGTGGGTATTGCAGAGGGGCTAGAACAAGCATCTGACGTAATACATGACACGATCAAAAGCATAAACAAAGAGGATGAATAACCATGTCTCATCAACATGACCGTATATACACAGATGAAGAAACCAGTGCGACCATTGGTTCCCATCAAATCCCAATTCCCATGAATTGGAAGGTCTTGGTTCAGCCAAATCAGGTAAAAATGAAGACCGCAGGCGGCATTCTGCTGCCAGACACCTCAAAGGACAACGAGGAATACCTGACCGCCCACGGCACCGTCTGTGCAATGGGTGACTTAGCGTATCGTGACCGCGACACAGGAGAACGCTGGAAGTCTGGCGTATTGCCACAAATCGGTGATCGCGTGACCTACGGTAAATACGCTGGTCAGAAAATCGTTGTGAAGGGCGTAAAGTTTTTATTGCTTAATGACGATGAGCTAACGTCCATTTTACCAGACGGCGTCGAAGTCGCCGCATATTTGGGGTAGAGCCATGTCGGAACAAGAGAAAATTCTTGAAGAAATCGAGGCCGAAATCCAAGCGGCCAAGGAAGGCAAGGAAGATGATTTTGAAATAGAAATCACCGACGAGCCGAAGCCAAAGCCTGAGAAGCCACAGGAAGACCCTGTGGAGGCCGCTGATGATCAGGAGCCAGACTATGGGCCAAAGGTGCAGAAGCGCATCAGCAAGCTCGTAGCGCAGCGCAGAGAGGCTGAAATACAAGCGCGGCAAATACAAGAGCATAACGCGCAACTGCAAAAGCGGCTAGAGCGTCTGGAGCAGGGATCGCAGCAAAACGCTGAACAGGAATTTAATTCCCGATACCAGCAAACAAAGCAGGCGCTGCACAAGGCGGTTGAAGAGGGCGACACAGAGGCCCAAGTCAATTTCCAAGAGCAAATGGCAGACATGAGAGCGGCCATGCGCGTGGCACAGGCCACCGATCAGTATCGGCGGCAGGATATGCAGCGTCAGCAGCAACGCCAACAACAGCAGCCACAGCGTCAGCAACAGGCGCAAGGCAATCAGCCACCTGAGAAAGCTATGGGTTGGTGGCAGCAAAATAACTGGTTTAATGCCACAGGTTTTGAACGAGAAACAGCCGCTGCACGGGCCATAGATGTGCAATTAGATTTGGAAGGGTTCGACAAGAATAGCGACGAATATTACGCGCAACTTAACGGACGTTTACAAAAAGTATTTCCTGAGTTAAAGTCAAGGCCAAGTCCGAAGCAAAGACCAAAAGGTAGGTCTCCAGTCGCCCCCACTACGGGCGGGTCTTCAGCTTACAAGGGCAATCGTGTGCGTATGACGCAAGAGCAGCTTAGAATGGCTAGGGAACTTGGTATAAACGATGAACGTGGTCTCAAGAAGTATGAAGCCGAAATTCGCCGTCAACAGAGGGAACAATAGTCATGCCTGAAAAAAGAAATGTTCGTGCAGAACAATCACGATCTTCCACCCGCGACGAGCAATCTCGCACAGAAGCGGCGTGGAAACCACCAGCACTGTTGGACGCACCAGAAGCCCGTCCCGGCTATGTCCAACGCTGGGTCGCAACCTCGATTCAAGGGAAAGACACCCCCGACAACGTGTATAAAAGAATGCGCGAAGGTTGGGAGCCACGCTCTGCTGACACTGTGAAAGAAAAGTTGTTTCCGACTATCAATCATGGGCAGTGGACAGGATCAATTGGGATTGAAGGAATGTTGCTTTGCGAAATGCCAAAGGAACGTCATGCCGCGCAAAAACGGTATTACGAAGGCAAAAACGAAGAGCAAAATGAAGCAGTCTCAGGAGAGCTTGATGCGTTTGGACGGCGTAGTGGGCAGACGTTCTATCAAGAACGTAAGTCCGAAGTAAGTCGCGGCAGAACACTTTCTGCCATGAGCGATTAACCTTAACGCTATAGGAGCGAAAAATGGCAAATGTAGACGCCGCATTCGGGTTTGTACCCGTCCGTCACATGAGCGGTAATGCACCTCGCACCAATAAATATACCATTACGTCTGGTTTGGCTGAGAACATCTTTTCGGGTGATCTCTGCATTCTGACAGCAGATGGGGTTATCACACCTCACACTGCGACAGAAACCAACAATATCGGTGTATTTGACGGTGTGTCGTACACTGCCTCTGATGGTTCATATGTATACAGTGAGTATTGGCCGTCAGGAACAACAGCTACAGATATATGTGCATATGTTTATGACGATCCATATATCGTGTATAAAGTCCAGTCTGATGGAGCGCCTGCACAGACAAATATCGGCAACTGCGCCGATGTTGTTGCTGGAACAGGTTCCACAATAACTGGAAGGTCAGCGTTTGAGTTGAACTCAACAATGGGTACTGGCACAGCAAGTGCCAAAATCATCGCATTGTATGATTCACCAGATAATGCTTTCGGCACAAACGCAGTGGTTGAGGTGCTTGTAAACGAGCATATTCTCAAAGCCACCGCTGGTATATAAGGAGGGCATGAACAATGGCAATGAATAGAGCGAGTTTTGCAAAAACTCTAGAGCCGGGTCTGAACACTCTCTTTGGACTTGAGTACGACAGCTATCCCGCTGAATACGAGGCCGTCTTTGAATCGAATAGCTCTCAAAAGGCTTACGAGGAAGACGTGCTTTTATCCGGGTTCGGCCAAGCGCCAACAAAAACTGAGGGTGGAGCGGTCTCTTATGACAGTGCAAGCCAACAGTGGACTGCGCGTTACCAGCACGAAACCATCGCCTTGGCGTTCTCAATCACTGAGGAAGCTGAAGAAGATGGTCAGTATGGTTCGCTTGCTTCGCGCTACACAAAGGCGCTGGCACGTTCAATGGCATCGACCAAAGAGATCAAGGCCGCTAACGTCTTGAATAACGCTCAAGCCGCTGGATTTACTGGTGGTGACGGTCAAACCATGTTGAGTGCATCGCACCCAACACAGAACGGCAACCAGTCCAACGTGCTTGCCACGGCGGCTGATCTGTCCGAAACATCTCTTGAGTCGATCCTGATTAACATCAGCGACATGAAAGATGATCGTGGCCTTCGCATTGCGGCACAAGGTATGCAATTGGTTATTCCAACTGCTTATCAGTTCACCGCAGAGCGTCTGCTGGAATCAGCATTGCGTCCAAGCACTGCCGATAACGACATCAACGCGATTAAGGCTGGTGGTTATCTGCCACGGGGCTATCACATCATGCGCCGTCTGACCGATCCAGATGCGTTCTTTATTACCACTGATGTTCCAGATGGTCTGAAGCACTTCACCCGTTCAGCGATGAAAAAGGGTATGGAAGGCGACTTTGAGACTGGCAACGTGCGGTATAAAGTTCGTGAGCGTTACAGCTTCGGTTTTACCGACTGGCGCGGCATCTTCGGAACCGAAGGCGCAGCATAAACAACCCACTCTCCTCTTCCTTGTTGGGTCAAACTGGGGCGGTCTTCGGATCGCCCTTTCTTTTTGTTTAGACCTGTTGTATTGTGCCGACATCCCTGACAGGTGCGCTCTGCGCCTGACTTAACCCACGACAGGAGATCGACATGGGTACTACAACTTTCTCAGGCCCGATTAAATCAGGCACAATTAAAGAAACCAGCGGAACAACTGTTGGTTCTAACATGAAAAACACAGGCTTTGTTGTCCTTTCGCAAACCGCTGCGATTGATCAAGCAGCAACAACAACCACCACAGATATTATTATCCCCCCAAACAGTCAGCTTATCTCAATTGATGTGACTGTAACCACAGCGTGGAGCGGTGGAGCCACAACTCTTGGCCTTGGCGGCGTTGGTGCGGCAACCTCTCTAACTGCTGCTGGAGCCATCCAAGGCAACGCAGTGGGCATCGTGGCGGCAAGTCCCGGTACTGACGCAACGCGCACGTCAAAGTGGCTAAACACAGGCACAGGCGATCATAGGCTGATCGTGACCACAGCAAACACTGGGAATGGTGTTGGCGCAGTCACCGTTGTCTATGCACAAAGCAACAACGTAACATAATTTATTGGTGGGGTTTCGGCCCCACCAGCAATTTATAGGAGGGTCAAAGTGGCTAATATTACAAGCATAAAAACGCTTTCTGAAAATACCAGCGAAGTAGTCATGGCATTCCAATTGCAATATGTTGATACTGGCGATGAAGATGCCGTTAAAAAAGTTGATGTCTCAACTTTGACAAAAAGCGCAAACGGTGCGTCCTGCAATTCGGTAAGTCTCTTGGAATGCTGGTGGATAATCCAAGGCATGACAGTCATGGTGGAAGCAGACGCAGGCACAGATGTCATTATGATGCATATGGCGGCTGATGATATTGGATACCAAGACTTCAGCAAGTTTGGTGGATTGCCATCAACGGTAGAATATGGAAGCACAACTGGTGATGTCCTATTTACAACAACTGGCCTTGGGGCCGCTGGCGATACATATAATATCGTCATGCGGATGAAAAAACATTACGCATAGGATTGCTTCATGGCACTATCAGGCACAGTAGCGTTTCGCCCAGATGTTGAAGAAATCATCGCAGAGGCATTTGAGCGGTGTGGGATCGATCCGCAAACCCAAACAGGTTACAAGGCTGTGTCTGCACGGCGCAGCCTAAACCTGTTGTTTAGTGAATGGGCCAACAGAGGCATCAATTACTGGGCAGTAGAGCAAAGAACCCTGACGCTGGTAAAAGACCAGACAACGCCGTACACGCTTCCTGCTGGCACTATCGACATTATGGACGCCGTCATTAGAGATAGCGCAGGCACAGACACGTCTGACCAAATCATCAATCGTGTGTCCATTGCGGATTATAACCAACTGCCAAACAAAACATCTTCGGGAAAGCCATCACAGTATATGCTGGACAAGCAATATACGCCGTTGATTTACATCTGGCAAATACCAGACGTGACCACATACAGCTTGAATTATTGGTCAGTAAACCAGCTAGATGACATCACAGCCAGCAATCAAGACGCTGACGTACCGTACCGTTGGAGCGACTGCATATGCGCGGGTCTTGCAAGCAAGCTGGCGCTGAAAAATGCTCCAGACAGGTTTCAAGTGTTAAACGAAATCTACGAAAGGGCATTCACGTTTGCGGCAGCGTCAGATAACGATGGCGTAAGTTTGAGGGTTCAGCCAACTGCGCTGAATTTATATTAATGGCAAAATACGCACGGGGCAAAAAATCTCAAGCGATAAGCGATAGAAGTGGCCTGCGGGTTCCCTATACGCAATTAAAAACGACTTGGGACGGCCTGCGCGTATCACCAGAAGATTGGGAGCCAAAAAACCCACAGTTAACGCCTGCTAAAAATGTTGTTGATGCCACGGCCCTGTTCAACCCACGGCCAGACAATGACCCCGAAAATGTCGAAGTATTCATAGGTTATAATTACGATATATTTGCTGATCGCAGATTAACAACTAATGTTGGGATTGCTGGAACAGCGTTTACGGGGCAAATATCCAACTTTGAAGTAATCAACACATCCCAGACTGGCGTTGGTGGCACAGCAGCGGCTGGCAGCACGTCACTGTTCATTACGACAGACTTTAGCGCGACAGGCGTGGGTGGGTCTGGCGAAGTTGCTACGGTCAGCGCGTCTTACCTAGAATATGCGATAACTGTCGGAGCTATAGCCGCTGGCAACAGATATTATGTTGATGGCGTTCTCCAACAACAGCTTTATTTGCAAGAGGGACAAACGTATCGCTTTGACCAATCTGCGTCTTCCAACAATGGTCACCCATTAAGGTTCTCAACCACAGCAAATGGGACACATGCTGGGGGAAGTGAATATACAACAGGGGTGACAACCTCTGGAACAGCGGGAAATGCTGGGGCTTATACTGAAATAACTGTGGCGGCTGGTGCGCCAACACTTTACTATTATTGCACCAATCACAATCTAATGGGTGGAACATCTTACACCCCAGCATCAGGGACTGTTTCTCTTGCGATAACTGTTCAATCTACAGCCGCTGGCAACAGATATTACATAGATGCTGGAGGCCCAGCGCCAACTATAAGCCTGACAGAAGGCAGCACATATCGCTTCGATCAAAGTGCGTCCTCCAACAATGGGCATCCGTTGCGATTTAGCACAACAGCAAATGGGACGCATGGTGGAGGCAGCGAGTACACAACAGGTGTGACAACCTCTGGAACGCCGGGACAGGCCAATGCTTACACCCAGATAGTTGTGGCTGACAACGCACCAACACTTTATTACTACTGCACTAACCATAACTTAATGGGTGATCAGCTTAATACTCCAGCATTGACAAGTTCGGGTGGCACTGTCCCAATAGAGCTTGATGAGATCGCAACTGGTGTTGGTGGCTCTGGCAGCGCAGGCACAGGCGTCATTGAAGGGTTGCCGACAGTCACAGGTGTTGGTGGTACAGCATCTGTTGGCAATGTTGTTTCTGTGGAGGCATTCGGTTGGGGAATAGGCGAGTGGGGCCAAGGCGGCTGGGGTGATCTTAATGGAAGCCCACACACCGCTGGTCTGGGTGGCGTAGGTGCCGTTGGAATTGACGGCATTTCTGCGGATGCAATAATCACTGAAACTGGCGTTGGTGGATCGGGTGCCGTGGCAATTGAAGGCATCCAAGCCGATGCAATATTTGATGAAGATGGGGTCGGTGGTGCTGGGGCCGTTGGGTCTGAGGCCGTTGCAATTGACTCAAACCTCACAGTAAGTGGACTTGGCGGCACTGGGGCCACTGGATCAGAGGCAGTGCGTCTTATAACAACATGGGGCGAGGCTGGATATGGAACGGGTCAATGGAATTGAGGATGAATAAATGAGTTACACAACACTCAAAGCCCAAATCCAAGATTTTTTGGAAGATGACTCAACAGAGTTCGTCGCATCAATTGATACGATAATAGCGCAGGCTGAAGAAATGGTATTTCAGCGACTGCCAAATTTGCCATGCTTTCGCCAAACGTCTGCTGCGGCTAATCTTGTGCAAGGCACGGCGTCATACACAATTCCCACGGCGAGAATGATCCGACAGGTATCAATTACCGACACAAATGTTGTGACGTATCTCGACCACAGGGTGGATTCTTACATCCGCGACTATTGGCCCAATGCGGCGACACAAGGCACCCCACGCATGTACAGCACAAATAGCGCAGGAACGGCTGGCACGGTCATTACACTGGCTCCCACGCCCTCTGCGGCCTTGGCCTACAGCGTGGACTTTATCGCGCCTGAGACGGGGCTGAGTAACGGTAATCCCAATACTTGGATCGACACTAACGCTTCTACAGTTTTATTGGCTGCGGCTCTGTACGAGGCTTCTGCGTTTTTAAAAGCGCCAGAGACTTTATCTTTGTATAAAACCCAGTTTGACGAAGCTGTCCAACTTACTGTACAAGAGATGCAACGCGACTACGCAGCAGAATACAACGGAGGCATATAATATGGCTATCACACAGGCGATGAGTACGCTGTTTAAAAAAGACGTGCTTCTGGGTGACCACCACCTAGACACTGACGTAATAATGATTGCGTTGTACACAAGCAGCGCGACACTTAATGCAACAACGGATGGTTACATCACTTCTGGTCAGGTTACCAACGGCAATGGCTACACCACTGGCGGCGTTGTGCTGGCAAACAAGGCAGTAACAGAAGACACCAACAGTGCCAGCACAACTGCTGGAAGTGGCATTTTTGATGCGGATGATCCACAGTGGACAAGCGCAACATTCACTGCTCGTGGTGCTTTGATCTACAACAAAACGCTGGGCGATGCATCTTCAAACGCAAGAGGAGCAATAGCTATTCTTGATTTTGGCGGTGATTTTTCTGTATCTGGTGGTACTTTCCGCATCGTGTTTCCTGCTCCTGATCGAAACACCGCAATTGTAAGGATCGATTGATATGGCTTCATCTTATGATAATGACTTACGCCTCAATGAAATGGCGACTGGAGATCAGTCCGGGGCATGGGGTACGGTTACAAATCTGAACTTGGAAATGATTGCGGATGCCTTTGGTTACGCCACAGAGTTGATTACCACAAACGCTGACACCCACGAAACGGTTATAGCTGACGGCGCGGCAGACGCTGGTAGAGCAATGGTGCTGAAGTACACAGGGGCGCTCGACAGCGCGTGTACAATCACAATATCTGGTGGCGATGCTTCGACATTCACAGTGTCCAAGCTCTGGTACATTCACAACGCCACCAGCGGATCGCAGAACATTATTATAACTAGCGGCTCTGGAGCAAACATCACGATTGCCAACGGCCAGACAAAGTGCGTCTATACCGATGGTGCTGGCGCTGGTGGCGCGGTCATTGATACCTTCGCGGCCCTGTCTGTTGTTGATTTGTTTGTTGATGATGATCTGACGGTTGTTGGAGATATTGACCTTGAGGGCAGCATCGACGTTAACGGCACAACAAACCTTGATGCCGTGGATATTGACGGTGCTGTTCAAATTGATGCAACAGTAAATGTTGGAGTTGATGACACTGGTTATGACGTTAAGTTTTTTGGAGATACTGCCAGTGCATACATGCAGTGGGATGCAAGTGCAGACGATTTAATCCTTGGTGGCGCGGCTGGATTGGTAGTGCCTCAAGATAAATTAACTATCGCGTCCACCGCTGTCACAAGCACTGCGGCTGAATTAAACCAACTAGATGCCATTACTCGCGGCAGTATTCTGTACGGCAATGCTTCTGGTGAGACAGCTAGGTTAGCTGCTGGTGGCGCTGATACTGTTCTGACTTCGGATGGAACAGATTTAAGTTGGGCTGCTGCTGGTGGCACTTTTATGGGAAGTGTTGTTAATGTAACCAGCAGTGGTGAAACCATCCTAACTGCTGCTCAATCAGGTTCTTTGGTTGTAATTTCAAATGCAGCAGCGTCGATAAAATTGCCTACGTCGGCGGCAGGAGTGTTTTTTGGACTTAGGAATACTACAGAAACATCTGTTCCAATAAGAGGCCAAACAAGCGGGGTATTTATAAATTCTCTTTTAGCACCTGTTGGTATAGCG